CTTTCTTACCTTCGTTTACTGATTCCATTTTTAGGTCTTTAACCATACCAGGTTTAGCACTATGAGTATCAAATCGAATGTACTTACCATTATCTAAAATAATTGCAAATCCAATGTTATCATCATAAACTACATTTTTAATTTTTTTACCTTTCATTATATAGTTAAGGTTTTTATTATCACTAAATGCTTCGTTTACTGATTCTCTAATACCATCTTTAAAATCCCATTTAGCGCCTCTATGTGTAGTTGCTCTTAATGTATTTCCTTGCTTATCAGTTAATGGTTTTCTTGTTTTGGAATCATACACCCAACCATCGTCATCGGATGATGTATAACCATTATATCCGTTCATAACAAAAGTTTTTCCGGTATATGGCTTTTTGTTTAAATAAACTACATCTGGTAATTTTAAATGTTCAAATCTATCTATAATATCAATTACTTTTGCTTCAGTTATAGATTCAAACTTAAAGTCTTGATTTCTTTGAGACTCTGCACTTACTACTGCTAATAAACCAACTTTTGATTTAGGAACTTTTAATTGAGTAATTGCTTTTTGTTTTGCATCATACAAATCTTTTCCATCAATATCAATTTTCTTACCCATAAAGAATGCGATGAACTTCGTTTCCTCTAATTGTTGCTCTTGAACTTTTGCAGTTCTAGAACCAATTGGTGAACCCAATGCTTTAAGGGTAATGATACCTGATTTTTGTAAATGTCTCATATTAAAAATCTATAATTGTTCTTGCTATTTTATTTAATCTTTCCTTTATACGAAAGATACTTGTATTTGTTCTTTTATAAAAATCTTCGTTTGTTACTCCATTCTCTAATTTAAGTTTGTTGTACCAACCTAAAAACTTTTCTACCTCTGCTAATTGGTTTTTGATTTCTCTAACACCTAAATTGATTTTTTGTTCTGGTGAACGAGTTTCATCTCTTTTAAGTGCCAACCAACGATTTTCAGCCAATTCATATCCAGTTCCAGATGCTTTAGCTTTACGCTCTTTATCAGCTTGTGTATTTTTACCAAACGCAAATGGAGTTTGATACCCGTCTACCGAAGCAGTTGTAGTTTCTTCGTTAGTTGGTGTGTTCCTTTCGCGAAGTTTTGTACGGATAATTTCTTTTAATCTATCTCTACTAGATAATTCCATTTTGAGTTCCTCTCAATTCCTTTTCCAATTCAAACCCCATAATGACAGATGTAATATGTGTATCTGTAATTTTATTTGCAGTTTTAATTTTATTTAACTGATTGATTGTTTCTGCTAATTTAATTTTGGTTACTTTGTCTTTAATTTGTTTACCAACAGTAGTCAATGCTTTATTCAAAACAACAACTTCATTAGCAATAAATAATTTAAGATTTTCGGAATTTGTAAATGAATTGATGTATTCTTTTAGAATGCCCTTTTGTCTTTCATTTAAAGATTTGTATTTTTTATTAAAGTTTTCCACCAACATTTTGTATGTTAGTAAACGGATTTCTTTATCTTCTTTTTTAAGAGCTTCGTTAATTTTATCTACTACCTTTGCATTAGAAATTGGTTTAGCTATTAAATGCTCTACCAATGAAAATTTTGTGTTTACAAAATCCTTCGGGTCATATGAGTTTTCAGTATTTAAATTAAATTCAAATATCTTATATACTGATGCCAATACTTTATAGTTTGGAACTTGTGATTTTAAGAAATCATCTATTTGATAATTTTCTTTTATTTCTTTGATAAGATTATACTTTTCTTTAAGTATTTTTTTCTCATCTAATTTTTTACGATTATCAATTACTGCATCAATAAATCTTTCGGCACGATTTTCATTATTATATTTTTCATTTACGATGAATTGATATAATTTCAGTTCGTTTGCTAGTTCTGTTTTAGAATTGAAATACTTTTTTAACAATCCTTCCGCAATACTTTTACGATTGGAAAGGATGTCAGAGGTTACTTGACGAACTAATAGTTCGAAAAGAAAACCCGTATTTCTAAACTTTGAGTGTTTTATCTGTTTCATTTATTCTTTATTCCAAATATAAATATATAATATCTATTTAATAGTAATTTTATTGAATTATATTTTCCTCATCCATCATACTTTTTCCTTCCATTATTACCTTTGCTCCGCCTGATTTTAAAGTTTTTTTGATTGATTTGATGAAACTTTCATTGCTACTTCTACTTAATTTCTTTAATTCTTTATCACCTAAAGCATCTCTTCCGTACATGTGGTCATCTTTACCAAAGCGACTAGCATCACGCGGTCTTCCTGCTCTCTTACTTTCGTTTGGTGATTGACCTAACTTTGATTTTAAATCTTGTATAGTTTTTTCAACATCTAATGGCTCACCCGATGGGAACTCATCTTCTGGTTGTTCTTCTTCAGGTTGTTCTTCACCACCCATTTCAGGTTGTCCAGCCATCATACCACCTTGCTCTTGTTGACCTTCTGCTTTTCCAGTTGTTTCTAAATTATTTAAAATAAATGTACTTTTAGCATCTTTTATTAAACCTTCCTTCATCTCATCAATATCATCATCACTAAAGTTGAATACATTTTTATACATCCATTCTTTTGAAATTAATTTCAATTCACCCATTGTTCTAACCAAATCTACTTTTGATGCCCATAATTCAACTTTAGATTGTTCGTAGATTACATATGGAATAGTTAATTGTAATTCAAAATCAGCTAATGTTTCATCATCAATACCTTGTGAGTATAAGTGAATGATTGCAATTTTTTCTAATTCAGATGTTACAATTCTTTGAACTCTTTCGATTGTTTTTGCAAATCGCATATCCATAGCTGCCAATGTAGCTTTTGAATTACCATCTTCCAAAAATCCTAAATGTTGTTTTGGTATCTTTAGTGCCGCAAACATTTTATCTTTTAAATAATTTATATCATCAATTGGAGCATACTCTAAACCTTCTAAATTCTCAATAGATGTTCCACTATCACTACCACGAACTGGTAAGTAAAAATCTTCCATTAGATTTTGGATGTTATACTTTAAGTTGTATTCACCTGTATCTGGATTTACTAATGCAGTCTTTTTAGATTTATTGATAATACGCTGAATGTAATTATCAATTTCATTTGTAGGAATATTACCTACATCAATTTTATATACACGCTTTTGTGGTGCTCTACTAATACGATGTATAATCATCGCATCTTCCATTAAACTAATTTGTTTCCACAATCTTCTTGCACTCTCTAACATAGATTTACCATATGGCAAATAGTTAGTATCTGTCAACATACGAAAGTGAGCAATCTCATAATTTTCGTATTCTGTTTTTTGTCCAGCTACATAAAGTGATTTAGTTGCTAATGGGGTGTGAATGAATTTAACTGATTGCCAATTATTTGGGTCATATCCTTCAACACGAGTAATTTCATAAACTGAAAGTGGTTGGATACCTACAACTCCCAATTCTTGTGCAATCTCAATATGTAAAAAATGGTCACCATATTTAACTAGATTACGAACCCACGGGAATAAATTAAATTCAACATTTATTATATCGTAGAATAAGTTTTCTAATATGGATTTTATTTGTTCGTTATTTGTTTTTACCTCTAATACTCTTCCATATTCATTTTTAGATGTAGACTCTTCTGCGTAAATATCTAACGCTGCACCTATAATTGGGTCAGAGTCCATAGCATCATAATCTCTAAAAAGTTCTTGACGGATTTGTTGGTAAGCAAGATAATTCTCAAAAGTATTATTCATAGATGATGAGTGTAACCTCATATACCTATCACGTAAATTAGTAGCTATTGCCTGCGTTTCATCGTAATCAATTACTTTTAATTTATTCCCCTGCTTTCTTACGATTACCGATGTAGAGAATAATTTACCTAACCTACCAAAAAATGATTTATCTGTTGCCATTTACTTCTGTTTGTTTAATTATATAACCTTTATTTTTTTACTCATTTTTACCACGTTTAGGTGTTTAGTGGTAATTTATAGTTTTACTCAATTTTACCACTTTCTACAAGACCAGTAGTTTGCTTTTGTGCGCGGACCAGGATTATCACAATTCATTCTTGCTCTAAACGATTTTCTTCTTGCTGGGTTGTTCTTTTTAATTACCATTCCCTTTTGTCCAAAATTCACTTTAATAACTTTCCCAGTCTTTGGGTTTTTAACATATACTTTGAATTTTTTAACATCACCTTGCATTGGTTTTCCCAATTTTACATCTCTACCTTGATATTCTGCCTCAAATACACAATTACAATTTGCTTCTTGCAATTCATTTGTATATCCTTTTAGATACTGAATGAAATCTTCCATATCATCATCTTCAACATCTAACTCATCGTAATCTTCCGTATTATCGTGTCCACATTTATGACAAACATATGGAGTTTTTCCACCATCTTCTAAATCCCATTCCCATCCACATTTTTCACATTCTATCGTTTGATTACTATCTTCATTAACGGGAACACAATTTGGAACTTGATTTCCACCTTTATCCTTCATTCCCACTTGCTTATATCCATCCCAACAATCTTCACATAATGCATTAGCTTCTCCTTCGTTACAAGTCTTCCAACCACCACCTTTTGATTTATAGTTCTTTGCAGCCCAACCATTCGCATACGCAGATGGATAAACATCAAACTTTGATTTAGCTGCCGATTTAGATGCGGACCATTTTGCTGGGTCTGTTGGGCAATTCTTTTCTAAAAAAAGATTTAATTTTTCGTAGATATTCATACTTTCCTTTTTTGGTTGTGTAGAAACATTTATTGGTTTTTTACCTTGTCCTTTACTATCCCTACCACCCCTATCTGCATCGTTTTGTGCCGCTCTTTTTCTACGAGTTGCACTTTCTTTTTCTTTTTTACTCATTCCCGCAGCTTTTGATGCTGGAACACATTTTGCGTATCCTTTTTTCTCACCCGAAGTTCCGCATGGTGGGTGTTTTCCATCTACCTTTTTGCCGATGTTTACCCACTTTTCCTTAAACCACTTGCGTAAATCTTCTTTCATTATATTACGCAATTTCATATTACCATTCATATACAATATATAAATATAAAGAAATTGAGTTTAACCTAGCGTAGCAGCCACCTCAAATCCTCAAACTCATCATTTTTGCCTGTTTGCATTTTGTATGGGTCATCACCAAATTGACCAGGTGTATATAAACTATCATAGGATGTTTGTACAAAACCATCAATAGAACGTCTTGATAAATCTATCCCTTCTTGTCTTAAACGGAGTGCAGTATCTCTAATCCACAATCCCATTCCCAATGCCATCACCAAGTCATCATTGTATCCTCTTGCTGCTTCGGCTCTACCATTGTTCCAAATGAATGTAAAGAACTCATCTATCGTTCTTTTACTACGAATAATAACACTCATATCTCTCATATAAGTGTCTATCTTTGATATTACTAACGGACGGGTTTTAGATGATATACTAAATCCTGGTACCATTTGCTTTTCATCTCTGTAAAACTTATTAGTAAATTGAGTATCAATATCTACATACTTAACATCTCTGTTAGACCAGAATAGATTTTTGTAGTTTCTATCTAAACATTGTTGAATTGTTGTCCACCCAATTGATGCATTATCAATGATTAGTAAAGCATCGTTGTATTCGGTTGCCAAATTGATTAGGAAATTACCAAAATCCTTTGGTTCAATCTTTCCTTTGTATTCTGCAACTTGTTCACAGCTTTCGGCATCTATTACGTGGCAAGTAGAATAATCTTCGCCATCACCACGAGCAACGTCAGCAGTAAGTATATAACTTTTTGTGTAATTCGGGTCTTCCCAAACCCATAAGTTATTATCAAACCCACGCTTATACATTGGGTCTTTTACATATGCTTCGGTATATTTAACTAATAGTTCCGGTGAAATTACCGTTGCTCCAGAACTGATAAAATCACAATCACACTCTTGCGCTGCTCCTTTCTGTCCTAATTGTTTTTCTTGTTCCTCTCTCCAACTTATATCTCTTTCAGGGTGAACTGTCCAATGAAGTTTAATTGGATGAAATAAGTTTTCACCATTTTCTGCACCTACCCATACTTGATGAAACCAATTACCAATACCGTTTGGTGTAGATAATGCGATACAACTACCACCAGTTGATAAAGTAGATTGTGCTGATGTCCAAATTTCTTCAATATAATCAATAAAAGCTGCCTCATCAAATACCAATAGGGATAGTGCTTCCGAACGTCCTGCATCTGGTTTAGATGAAATTGCTTTGATTTGAGAACCATTCTTTAATCGTAAAGATAGTTTATTATCTTCAGACTCTGGTACTCTCAACCATACTGGTAGAAATTGGTTCATTACTCTAACCTTTAATACCAAGTTCTTTGCAACTTCTTGTTTTGTTGCAATAACCAACACGTTAAAATCGGCATGAAATATCATTTTCCATAAAGAATATCCAGCTACTAATGTAGATATACCTAATTGGCGTGATTTTAAAACAACATTAAAGCGATTATCTTTAAAATCATTTAAAACTCCTTCTTGAAAATCATATAAATCAAAAGGGATTTTCCCACGAGTTGGGTGTTGAATTTTGCAAAACTTACGCATGAAATAGACGGGGTCCTGCGCACATTTTCTGTATTGCTCTTTTACTGCATCTTGCAGAGATTTTGTTTGATTTACGGCCATAATGCCTTACCTATTTTTTAATACGGATTTTCCAATATA